TTAGTGAGCTTTGGGACACCTTCAGCGTTGCAGAGGGTACACAGGTCAAAGAAAACAACTCGGTTATCTGGCTTACCGCCAGTGACCTTTTCGCTGAAGACTGGATGATCGGTAAGTACAATCCGGTTACCGGGGAGCCGATATGGGAAGAAACCAAATGATACCTTTTGCTATTGGTGCTTTGGTCGGGGCTGGATGCGTGGTGGTATGGTCGGAGATGTATACACGCTGGTTGTATGCTGATGTGAAGAAGAGGGCTAAAGCTCAGGGTATGAGTAAGGATAAACTGCGCGCTGCTATGCTCTGGGCTACCAGCGCGGAAATCAGGAAGAATCTAGATGAGTAGAGTAATCAATAAGGAGATTGAGCAGGTCGCTATTGACCTGCTCAAGCACCACCCACGCAACGCTAACAACGGCGATGTGGAAGCCATCAAGAAGAGCCTAGCAGTCAATGGCTGGTACGGCTCTGTGGTGGTCAACACGGGGACTAAGCACATCCTGGCGGGAAATCATAGGGTGATGGCTGCCAAGGCGCTAGGCTGGGAAACCGTACCCGTGCAGTGGGTTGATGTTACTCCTGAAGAAGAGTTGCGGATTCTTGTAGTAGACAACCGGACTACCCGTATCGGGCAAGATGACACAACCAAGATTACCGACATCCTGGCCGAGCTTGCGAATACGCCTATCGGCCTTGACGGTACAGGGTACGGTGCTGCCGACCTTGATGCTTTGATTGACAGCCTTACGCCACCAGATGACAACGAATGGGCAGATGGTTTTGACAAAGTGCCGGAAGAAGACCGGGAACCTATCCGGCAGATGACCTTTATTGTTCACGATGAACAGTGCGAGATGATCAACAATGCAATTGATCGGGCTAAAGGTGAGATGCAGGAACATCCAGACAATACAAACTCTAACGGCAACGCGATTGCCCATATCGCTCAGGTCTACCTAAGTGGACGTTAAGGACATCACGCTAAAGCCACTTGATTCTAAAACTGCAAACGCCTTTGTCTGCAAGAATCACTACAGTGGCAAAGTAACGCAAAATAGCCAACTGCATATTGGGGCTTATTATGCTGGTGCCTTGCATGGGGTGATGCAGTTTGGGCCAAGCATTGATAAACATAAAACATCCAAACTAGTTACCGGCACTGGCTTTCATAATTTCCTAGAACTTAACCGCATGGCGTTTGATGACGTATTGCCTAGAAACGCAGAATCTAGATGCCTAGCTATAGCGTGCAAACTAATCAAAAAACACGCTCCGCAAGTGAAGTGGATTATCTCGTTTGCTGATGGCTGCCAATGCGGTGACGGAACAATATATCGAGCTGCTGGCTTTTTACTAACAGCTGTAAAAAGAAATAGCACTATGCTCTTGATGCCAGATGGCACAATAAAAGCAGATAAAACGCTTAACGATGACCCCATAAAAAACAGCGGATATTGGAAACAACGAGGCGCAAAGTCTCTATCTGGTTACATGATGCGGTACGTCAAGTTTATAGATCCAGAATGGACATCACGGCTAACGGTGCCGGTGTTACCGTATACTGAAATCGCACGCCTTGGTGCCTCCATGTATAAAGGTAAAACGTGCGTATCAAGCATTGATAGTGATGCGTCTGGCTTCCAGCTAGAAGAAGGCAGTGCAAGTCTGACCGATACGCTCCAGGAGGACAACCATGGCAGGTAGACCAACCAAGTATAACGAAGAGGTTGTACAGCGGATCACACAAGCACTCAGGGCAGGTAATACTCGCCGGGCTTCCTGTGCTTATGCCGGTATCTCACAAGACACCCTAGCCAACTGGCTAAAATCTAATTCGCATTTTGCGGACGCTATAGAAAAAGCAGAGGGTGATGCCGAGGTACGCAACGTGGCTATCATCCAGAAGGCAGCTGACACGACTTGGCAAGCGGCGGCGTGGTGGCTGGAACGTAAGCACAAAGCCGACTGGAGTAGCCGAGTAGAGCAGACCGGCGCAGATGGTAGCCCGGTCAAGGTAATCGTAGAGTATTCGGACAAACCGATTGCCTGATATCCGGCTGGTTTTACCAAGGCCGCATGAAGCCCAGCAGGTCATTCTGCGGGAAGCCCGCCGTTATAATGTTTTAGCCTGTGGCCGCAGGTTCGGGAAAACCACGCTGGGCGGTAACTTGCTCAGTGACCCGGTACTTATTGACGGTTTACCCTGCGCTTGGTTTGCTCCTACCTATCGCTTGCTGGAAGAGGCATACAACGACCATAAGCGTATCTATGCTCCTGTTATCCGGCGAGCCGTGCAGACTCCTGCACCGCGCATCGAGCTTATAACCGGTGCGGCTATTGATTACTGGACTTTAGATGACCCTAGCACCGTTGCCCGTGGCAGAAAGTATAAGCGGGTTATCATTGATGAAGCGGCAATGGCGCGGCACTTGGAACAAGCCTGGACGGAAGCCATCCGCCCAACGCTTACCGACTACCGTGGAGATGCGTTCTTTCTGTCTACGCCCAAGGGTAGCAACTACTTTAGGACGCTCTACAACCAAGCCGCTACCGATGCCGAGTGGATGAGCTGGCAGATGCCCACCACGGCTAACCCGTGGATCGATCCGGAGGAGGTAGACAAGGCTGGGGAGTCCTTGCCGAGTATCGCTTTTCGGCAGGAGTACTTGGCCGAGTTCGTGGATGCGGCGGGAGCGCGTATCAAGCGGGAGTGGTTGCGGTATGGCGATTGCCCTGAAGGGTTGCCTACCTACATTGGGGTTGACCTTGCCATCAGCACCAAGAGCGAAGCAGACTACACAGGCGTTGCTGTTGTCTCCCGTGGTGACGATGGGACAATCTACGTTAGAGACATCAACCGCACCCGCTCAGACTTTGCAGCTGTACTGCGCTTCATCGAGGCAATGGCCGATAAGTGGAATCCTAGCATGATCGGCATCGAGCAGGTGCAATACCAAGCCGCTGTCGTGCAGGAGCTTCTACGGCGTACGAAACTGCCGATACGGGGCATACGCCCAGACCGTGACAAAGTGACCCGCTTTGCCCCTCTAGAAGCCCGGTACGAGCAAAGCCAAGTAATGCACTGCCAAGGCCTACCCGCTTACTTTGAGGATGAGCTGCTATCCTTTCCCGTTGGTAGGCATGATGACGTGGTGGACGCTCTGGCTTACGCGTGGCAGGTGTGCGGATCAAAGCGAAGTTGGGGAGCCGTGTAGTTTATATGTTGGCAATATACACAATAGGTGTATATACTCACGACATGAAAATCAATATGTTCAGACCACAACTTGGCGAGATGGCTGGTGGATTCTATGCTCGGATTATGACAAACGAGTTAGGCGTAGATGTAGAACAGCAATGTGCTATTCAAGGGCCGATTGTAAAAATCGATCACAATCATGTATGGGTTGAGGGATGGAATCGCACCGTACGCATTGCACAAGCAAAAGCCTATATGGTGAAAAAGAAAAGATAGGTTGCAGGAAATGCCACGGCCCCCGCAAGGGGGCTTTTTCTTTTTGTGGGATACTGAAGCCATGGGTATCTTTGACCGCTTCCTCGGACGTAAAGCCGCAGCCAACCCGACACAGGCACTACCGCTGCCACTCAGCCAGTCTAGGGACATCTACCTAACCGGCTATGGCTCTGGTCAGCTGCAGACATTGCTACGCCGGGCGCTCCCTGGAAGTACTAAGGACTGGGCGCGGGTAGCCGGTGACCTTGGGCTAAACGGCGTTGTTGCATCAGCGATTGACTGGTACGTTCGGAACTACCCACAAGCCACGCCGCGCTACTACCGACCGGTAGACAGCCAACAGGCGGAGCCTGTAGAAGACCACCCGGTTATTCAACTCATGGCTCAACCTGATCCGATGATTATGGGTAGCCTTTTCTGGGGCTGGGTCATTCAAGATTTCAAATTGTTTGGCAACACCTACCTGCGCAAGATTCGCTCGACTACCCGTGGTGTGGTTACCGCTCTACAGTTCCTGCCGCAGGACATGGTTAGGCCGGTTGGTAATGGCATCAACCCGCTAACCCACTACATCTACACCACGGACGGCAGGAGTTTTGATATTCCGGTAAGCGACATCATCCATATCCGGTACGGTCGTGACCCTAGCGATATCCGTATTGGTAGAGCGCCGCTTACCGCTGTCCTGCGGGAGATAGCTACCGACAACACAGCAAGCACTACCGCATACGGCTTGCTTGCTAACGGTGCTATGCCGAGTCTTATCGTCGGGCCTGATGCCAAAGAGACCAGCGTTGATATGTCGATGGACGATGCTCGGCAGGTGAAGCGCCAGCTGCACGAAGATCTTACCGGGGACGGGTCCGGCGGTATCGTTGTTATGACCGGTGCCTACAAGATGGATAGGGTTAGCCTTACTCCTTCAGAGCTTGCGCTTGACTCTGTACGGCGCGTACCGGAGGAGCGCATCTGTTCAGCCCTGGGCATCAACCCTATGGTCTTAGGGCTTGGAAGCGGCTTAGAGCGGTCTACCTACAGTAATTACGAACGCGCCCAGCAAGCGGCTTGGGAAGATGGCATGGTGCCGTTGCTCCGTACATTGGCGGATGCCATCACTGCCGACCTGCTGCCGGAATACCCTGAGACACAGCAGGGTGATT